CAATTCCTGCTCTTTGAGCAACATAGCGACCAATTGCCATATCAGAGCTGAAGATGCTATCAAGGGTGTCATCAACATCAACAAGAACACAACTTGCATATTGACGAAGTGGGGTTCTAACACCTGCCATGATTGGCGTAGGAATGTTGATTTTGTGCTTTGAGATTGCGTCATAATACTTCTTAACGTAATCTAGACGGGTTTCTTTAGGATACTTTGAAAAGATAGTCGCCGCAATCAAAAGATACATGAATTGTGGCGTTTCATAAAGTTTACCAGTGCTTCTATCTTGCACAAGGTACTTGTCAACGACCTGACGTAGACCTGCATAAGTAAACAAGTAGTCACGACTATGATCAATAAAACTTTCAAGTTTTTCAAATTCTTCTTCAGAATAAAGATCTAGAATTTCAGCATCATAAACTCCCTTCTCAACACACCTCTTCGTGTGCTCCAATACAGTTGAGTTGTCATACATTCTTCCAAAAATTTGCTTACGAATCGCAAACAAAAGAAGACGAGCAGCAACAAACTGATAATTGGGATGTTCAAGATCAATCAAATCAGAAGCAGAACGAATCAGAATCTCCTGAATTTCTGCAGTTGTAATACCATCATAAAATTGAATGCCTGACTGCATTTCAACCTGCGAAGCAGAAACTCCAGCAAGATCTTTACACGCCTCTTCAACCATTACATGAAGTTTGTTTAGATTGAGAGATTCAGTATCACCACTTCTTTTAACAACTTTTGTTCCGTTACTCATACCTTTTTCCAATTGTTGAATTTAATTTTTGCTTCTAAACCAATGTGTGTATTCGATTTTAACATATCCATAACGTTATGTCCAGCGAGTACAAGGTCATTAATATCCTTTTCCTTTAGGTTACTGGACCAAATCACTACTTTGTCACCTCTGTCGATGGTCTTTGATATTCGGTTGACGATTTCTCTATTGCGTGGTTCATTATCAAAGACGTAAATATAATCGCGCCAACCAAACGACCTAATATCAATGTCGGACCCACACATAGCAACAGCATTTTCGATAAACGTGGAGTCGAAAGGTCCTTCAACGATGTAAATGGATTTTGATGAATCCACTTTTTCAAGTCCGTAAATTTTTGGCGCATCATCAGAAAGCATCACGGTGATGTATTTATTTGGAGAGGGACCAAGTGCTCTTCCCTGAAATCCTATCAAATTATAGTCTTTATCATACATTGGTATAATAATGCGACTCTCATCCCTAGTGATAGTGTTAAAAGTTTGTTTTTGCGTGTTTACCCACTGCTTAAATTTGTCAGCGAAATAAAACTTTTCCGGATCTACTTTTCGCCTTTCCAAATATTCTTTGGCAATTGGAATTTCCGATGCTTTAGGCAAATCAAGTTTCTTTTTAAAAACTGGTTTGTCAAAATCAAACTTTGGTTTCTCAACAACAAAGTTTTTGCCAGTATGCCCCTCCTTAAACTTCTCCATAATATACTGCTTATGAAGAGTTGAATCAAGTTCTTTAAGAAAGTTATTAAATGACAAACTTGCACCACAGTTGTGACACTTGAAGTTTGTATTATTTTTGACTTGGTAAAAATATCCCCTTGTCTTACTTTTGTTTTTTTGGGAGTCGCCACAAAGAGGGCAGCGAAAGTTGTAGAGATCTGCCTTAACTCTCTTAAATTTTTGAAGACGCGAAGATAAGAGTCCAATATACTTGGAGTCAATCAAATCCATTATAAAGAGGTTATTATTTCGTGCTCTCTATTCTAGCAGGTTGTGAGTCTGGAGTCAATATATCTACAACCATATGAGATTGTGAAACTGCAAAAGAAACTACGACAGCAATTCCAACAACAATCCAACGAAACTTTGCAATATCTTCAACTTTGATTTCTAACGCTTTAATTCTTTCTGTTACGCCTTTATGTTGGTCTCTATTTTCGTCCTTTAATTCACCAATCATTTTAGAAATCATCTCATCCGTTTTAGCAGACTGCTCAATTTTTTCATCATGAACTGCCAGCATCTTACTGATGTTTTGACTAGTCTTGCCCATAATTTGAATTGCTTCATCAATCTTTTTTAGCAAAAGTTCGTATGATGAAAGACGCTCTTCTAATACAGCAATTTTGGTGTCGGATGAGGTATTTTGATTAAACATTTTTCCTTATGGTAAGATTTGCTCATAACAAATCTAATACTATTTATTTCCTTCTTAAATACTGCAACCACCACTTACGTGATCCTCTTCCACCTTTTGCATATCTCTTTTTTTTCTTTGAAGGAAATACTGGAGGAGTACCGGTGTTAATATTATATCCAAGAGATTTTTCACCATCGCCAACCACGTTTGCAATCTCACCTTCTTCTTTAAGACTATGAATAATTTGAATTAGTTTATCTAGTTTATTCATTAGATTGTTTGCAAATGTGCCAGACAGTCTTCGTCTTCTTTGATATTGTGAATCTGAGTTTTTGGATATTCCGGAAATCGATTTAAAAATAAAAGAAAACTTTTTATTGCTGGCCAAAGGTCACTATCTAAATTATAAAACAATAATGGCACAGCAGCATCATTAAAAACATTAAAAAGGATTGTCAAATGATTTAAAATAAGGTGAGTTCTAAGCTCACCTGTATTTTTATATTTTTTCAACAGTCTTTTTACATAACGTATTCGCTTCAAGTCAGATTGAAAATCCTCCATCGTAAGTGCTTGAGGATTGTCATAAAATTTTATAGCAAATAACAAATAATTGTCTTCATTCAATTCATCAAATCTCATACCATATTATCAGCTATCTGGAAATCTTGAATCATCGTCAGCGTCACCAGTAATGCTACTACCAGCAACTAATACTTCACTCTTAACTCTGAAGTTGCCATGATTGTCAACATAAGTTGTAACACCAACCCATCCAGCGTGAGCAACTGCATAAGCAGCATTTTTACCACCGACAGTTCTTCCGGCAGCAACTGTTGCTTCAGTAGTACCTACACCAAATACTGCAGAGAATCTACCACTCTTTACATCAGGAGCAAAGTACTGTCCATCTTCAAGAGTGTACTTTGGTTTTTGATTTACTGTGTAAGCAACGCCAGCAATTGAACCATTAAGAGGAATTAAGAACTGAGTTGAACCAATAGAAAGTTGAGTGGCAGAAGTTACTCCAGTAATTACTGCTTGACCATAAGTAGCGCCTGCTCCTACAACCAAAATGTCGCCAGCTGAAATTCCAGCAGTTACGAAAGTTGTGCCACTTCCAGTTACTACTTCAGTAGCAAGATTGATTGTTATAGTTCCTGTAAGACCCGTGCTAAAAGAATCTTTATTGCCCCAAAGAGACATATGCTTTACCTAATAAATTTCTTTTTCTAATAATATTTATAAAAAAAGGAGACCTTATAAAAAAGATCTCCTTTATCTTTATTTTTAACTCTCAGGGAGTTAAATCTTTTGCACCTTTCTTTTTGAGATGTTCTTGTGCTTGAATAAGAATGAATGAAAGAATTCCGTTTGCTTTAACTTTTGGATTAGCACCAACTGCTTCTGAAATCAGAAACAAAATAGTTGCAATTAGACCTTCATTTGCTGCAACCCAAGCCCAGATAGCTGCGACTGTCATAATGTCCTCCGTGTGAAGAGTATCCTGATATATTTAGGAATCAGTCAGATTCACCAGCTCTTGGTTTGTACATATCTTGTGCCCTTCTTTCTGCAGCAGATTGTTGTACTTTTTTCTTTGCAAGTCTATCTGCTGTAGTTTGACCTTTTGGTGTGGGAGCACCAGGAGTTTTTTTGACTCCCCTTTCACCCTCATGTTGAGCAACCGTTTTTCCACTTCTAGTCATAAGACCTTGACGAGTGCTTGGCATTTTTCTTAGCATTTCTATAGCACGATCACGTGGTTTTCTTTGAGTTCCTTTTTCTTCACGTCTTCTTTCATCAAGAATTTCAGTTTCTTCTGTTGAAACCATCACAATAGGATTTTTGGCACCCATCGCTCTTGCATAATTTTTGGCAAGATTAACTGCGGTTGGAAGGGATCTAGGATCCTTTTCTTCCATTTCCTTTTTTGCTTTATTGTCTGCTTGAGTAACGGTTTCTTCCTTCATAGAAGTTTTCTTTTCAGGAAGTCCTTTATGAGAAGTTTTAGCAAACTTTTTAGCTTCCTTTTTACTCATTCCAGAAGCTGCCTTTGCAACCTCTGGAGATGCTGGCATTTCACCTTTCTTTGCAGCGTAAACCATTCCCATAAACTTTTGTTGTGCTTTACTTACTGCTTTTTCAACAACAAAAGATCCTTTCATATCATAATGTGCTAGTTGCATACCATAATTAGATTTTCCACTGTTTGATCCTGGCGCTTCAGGATTGACCTTTACTGTATTTTTTCCTTTCATCACATCAATCTTTTTTGCATTTGCATCAGGATTGGAAGATTCATCATTAACTTCACCAATATATTCTTCTTTCACATTAGAAGTATCTTGACCGTCTGGTTTGCCACCTTTTTTACGCTGAATAGCATTGTGAATTGCACCACGATATTCTTTAGCACCACTTTCTACTTTACCATCTCCATCATAATCTTTTCCAGCCTTCGCTCTTGCAGTTTGCTCACCTTTCTTCTTTTCACCTTCATAAGGTTCACCATAACCAGTCATTTCAACTGATTCAATATTTGAATTTGCGCGAAGTTCACTAATCTTTTGACGATCTGCATATCTTACATAAGAACGACCGTCCTTTCCAGTAACTCTAACTTTATATTTTTTATGCTCCGAAGTTTCTAACTTCTCCATATAAGTTAAACGAATTGGTTCTTGCTCCTCTTGAACCCCTTCAACAAATACTTTAAAGAGTGCGTTTGCTACGCTAGAAGAAGCTAAATCCTCAATGTTAAAATCTTCTGCTTGCATACCACCTTTACCAAAAAGTTTTTGCTTTACTATCGTTTTTTCTTGCTGACTCATACTACTGTTTTGCATATATTGAGTGTATGCTTGGCGAAGAGGAAGTTCTTCTCTCCTAGCTCTATAACGAATATCGTAAATTGCTTGCTTTGCTCTTTTTTCTGGAGATTTTCCACCATCTTTTTTCCCTTCTTCACCACCCTTTTCAGATGAAGGTGCCTCAGCTGGCGAGTGTTTTCTTGCTGGAAGCTCTTCAGCAATATGTTTTTTCATGAGGAAACTTTACTTCTTATTTTTTCTATACTTATTTATGAAATTAAGACCGTATGCTCTTCCACCTTGTTGAAGATTTTCCTTTCCCGTGCCAATTGCACCTGGTGTTTGCTTTGCAGCATATTTAAAATATCCCAAAGTTCCAACTAAGGTATTTGGTTTTCCTGGTTGTCGATATTCTTTATCCATCTTAACTTCAGTATACTCACGTAAGTCTTTAATCCAAGATTTAAACATTTGACCCGATTCAGTGACACAAATCAAATAATTAGTGCCTCTGCGAATGATACGACCAACCAATCCGGTATTTAAATTTTCAACCACTTCACCAATATTAAAGATAGACTGTGTAATATAATTTTCGCGCAGTGATTGAAAATCAAGTTTGGGTGCAATTTCCCAAATGTCCCAACCTTCCTTAACATTCATTGCACCACGAAGAATATTAAATAATTCTTTTGCTTCTGCTGGTTTAACTTCTGGGGGAAGACCTGAACGGAAAGTTTTAAAATCTCCCTCTGCTGCAGCAAGTCTCATTCTTGATGCAGACATTCCTTCAACACCTTTTGCATCAGGATCTCTGTCGCCAGCAGAAACTACTTCAATATTATCAAAATTATAAAGTTGTCCATTATACTGATTAGAAAGTTTTTCAAATTCCTTTACTCTATCAGCACCACCAATAATTCTTACACCAGCATATCCATTATTATGCGCCATTTTTAAGACATCAAAAATTGTCTTTGTATTGGCATCATTGACAATATTTCCAGCGTGATTAGGATAAAACTTTTGCATATAAGCAATCTTTGTATCAGGATCAAGAGGATTTTTTTTCTTATCCTGACTACGAGAAGGGAAGATTAAATACTGCCCGTCTTTATCCTGAGACGCTGCCTGTGCTGCAACATCCATCAATTGTTGATGCCCAATTGTAGGAGGGTTAAAACGACCAAATGCAATAGTTAACGTCCCTTTGGTTTTTGGAACTGGAAGATATTGTGCAGGTGGTTGCTCCTGTGCTGCTGCTTGTTGCTCTGGTGCAGGTGGTTGCTCTGCAGGCACCTGTTGTTGAGCGGTTTGTTGAGTAGTTGCTGGATCTTTATATCCGGGAGAAGCGATTGTTTTTTCCTTTTCTGTTTGTTTTGGATCTTTTGCCCCAACTCTTTGACGCTTATTATAGAACTTGAGTTTTCCACCCTCCGTTTTTGCGACAAACTCACCTTGACGGTCATACCATCCTCCATGCCCGTCGCCAACAAGACCAAGACGTTGTGCTTGTTGTGAGGCAGATGCTTCTGATATAAATTGGAAAAAACTTTTCATTATTTACTTTAAATTATGTATCAGATATCTTTATAATATGTATTTATTAATCATTCCAATTTGTAATATGGAGCAGAATAAGTTGCTTGAGAGCTAGCATAAAGATAAAAATCTTGCACCACATTATCTCTGGTTTCACCAGATATTGAATTTATTATTTGAAATAACTTCATAACAAGATATTTTGAGTATCTGTACTTATTTGATTTTTGTTGTATGACATCCGCAATATCTTCAATTTGTTGAGGTTTAATTATACCATTTTGTGCCATTAATTGCGATATATTCATACAATGCTCTATTGTATTTTTTGTAGCAAGAGAAGCTGATTCTGTGGAAGATGGTATTTCTGATAATCCATATCTTCTCAAAATAAAATTTATCGGACCCAAAGAAATTTTACCTTGATTAGCAGATGCACCTTTAATCTCTCCCTGCCATCCTGTTAAAGATGTTTCTCCACCAAAACTTCTAAATTGAATTTTTTCATTATTGAGAGATCCCCATTGGATATATCCATCCATAGAGTCTATATTACTACTTGTTCCGTAAAATTTTGCTTTATTTACTTTTGTATCTGCTGGAAAATTTTTCTTTGATATTTTTCCAGAACCATACATTTTTTTAAGAGATACGCCAATGACTTCATTATTTTGAATAAAGTCATACATTTTAGCGTTTAATGATCTCAAAGATTTCTCTTTATTCAGTTCGCCCACATTAGCGTTAGAACTAATCATGTAAATATCTGCTGGACTCCACTTATTTAAATTTCCAAATGCTTTTTCATCTTTATTAATTCTATTAAAAACTGACTCAATCAAAGAAACTTCACCAGAACCTCGATGAAAAGTAAAATTTCCCTTTCCTCTAAAAGTTCGATATAAAGCATTTGCACCTAAGATAGATGAATTTATCCAATCATCGGGAAGATCATTAATTATACTTTGAACCGAAGAATCAATAAATGCTGTAGAGGATGCCTTTATAAAATTATCCTTTGTAACATCTATAATAGTCATTTCCCTTTTCAAAACATTAAATACAACTGCTGCATATAATGCTTGTGCAGACTCAGACAATTTTGTGAGAGCAGCACCTGCTCCGGATCCTCCCCCACCAGATTTTTTATAAATTAATTTAATTACCGATGCCGATTTCGGTAAAACAATTTTAGTTACTGGAAATGATGATTCACTTTTATCAATTTCATTTTTAAAATTAATTCTTTTTGCCTTCAATTGTTTAGATATATTATCTTGATCTTCTGCTCTTTGCGATGATATTATTCTAATCTTATCTACTTTTGGCCCAGTTTTAACAACTTTAGTTTCATATCCGGACAACACAGAATTTAACGCCAATAATATCTCTGAATCCGTCATTAATCTTTTTTATTTTATTTTTATTTAGAAGTGCCCGTGAGAAGATTCGAACTTCCACTGTATGGATTCTAAGTCCACCCTCTCTACCATTGGAGTACACGGGCAAAAATAGGTTAACGTATGGGCATAAGATCAAATAGTTCTGGATGAAGTCTCCCATACTTTCTCATAATTTCACCTGCCTTAGCATTTGCTTCATTTTCGGCAGGACTTCCTGGATGTGATGTAATTTTTTTACCATCCACAACTTGTTTAAAGTGTACAAACTCGTGAGATACCGTTCTCAAAATGTCAATGGGATGACGATTGACAATGCTAATATAGAGCACGTTTTTTTTCATCATCCCAAATGCCATATGATCTTTAGCAAAATCAGAATCATCTATTAAAACATATGGAATATCATATGTTAAACGAAGTTCCGCTTTAAGAAAAATTAAAAATCTTTTAAGAAGAGCGTCAAACTGCATTCTTGTAGTTGGTCTTCCCTTTCTTTTACCAATCAAAGACATTTTTTTAAATATTTATTAGACACCAAGAACAGCACCAATGTTATCGTCAATATCTTTAATCACTGCACGAATATCAGTAATACGAGGAGGAACACTCAATTCATCATAAGTGTATCCCTTCTGAGCATCAAATAAGACCTGACGAATTGCAGCGGCGGATCTGGCATCCATTTTAAGTGTTACTTGTTTTTCTTTAGTCATCATTTATCACGCAAGAGATTTTGATAATTCTGAATTAATAGTTAACGCCACATCAGCGGGAACATTGGTATATTCACTTCTAAAATTATTATGCTGAATAATAATAACAGCACATCCCGTTTCTTTGTTTGTTTGCTCAATGCTACCTACTTTTATTTCACCGTTATCTTCAGTAAAATAAAGTCTTCCAATTTTTTGCTCTTTAAAAATGTTTGGAAGTTTTTCCCTCCATTCATCCCAAGTTTCATGCATTTTATTATTTTTAAATCGTTGTGAAATCATATCAACTACCTTATCCCATTCATCATTTTCAAGATAAAACGTAAAATGAGATTTAGCAATCTCTTTAATTCCTCGCAGAGACTTACTGTTTGAGTTTCTTCTTTCTTGATCAGAAAGAGTTTTTTTCAAAATGGGTCTCCAATGTTTATTGAATTCATTAGAAAAATTAGGATATTTTTCTTGTAGTTGTTCAACTGTTGGTCTTTTTCTTTTTTTAGAAATTGAAATAGTCATCGGTCGTCAGCAGCACGGTTTTCAGAGAAGTAAACATCAAAAGCACCTTCAGGATAACGCTTGAGAAGTTTTTGAACATTACGAGCAACCACATCATCAAGTGTCACATCAAGTGCAATACATGCTTGAGCAACGTACCACATAATGTCACCCAGTTCAATAATCAGATGCTCACGATTATCTTCACTATAAGGTTTGCCCTGAAAGATCATCTTCTTGACAATTTCCATAAACTCACCACCTTCCGCATTGATCCCAACAGCACCAGTTAGAAGTCGCTCAATATTTGCACCCTTTTCGTCCAGAGCAACTAGACGGTCAGAAAGTGCAAGAAAATCTTTAGATGCATCAGATGTGACTACATCCACAAATTCAGCATACTTGTCAAAATTAACGTGTTTGGTTTCCATTAAAATTTAAATCCCTCAAATGATTTTTTAGGTTTTTTGTCTTCGTAGTCATTATACTCGTCTTCGTTTCCAGAGTCAAGTATGTCTTTTTGTGCTGTTTGTTCACAATCATAAAGACGCATTTTAGCACGGTCAATTCCCACAATAAAACGTTTATAAATCGTAGGATCGTTATAACGATTCTTTAGTTGTTTTACCATAATTTGTCCCAACTGCTCAAGCTCTTCTGTACTAATAAGGGCAAACATAAGATCAGCAGTAGCAGGCAGACCAAAGGACTCACTAGTATCAGTAAGTTCAACATCAGAAGATCCAAAACCTGAACGAGTGGTCTGAGTGGCGGATACAATCGGGACATTAAACTCAACGGCGAGTCCGCGCAATTCCTCAGCAATTGCTTTGATATACGAATATGAATTGACAGAAAGGTTTGATTTATACCTACTGGAAGCACATATATTAAGGTAATCAATGAAAATAATATCAGGTCTAAATGACTTCTTAAGTGCAAGTTCGTTAAGAAGTGCTTTAAAGTGTCCACTATGTGCAGATGCAGTTGGATATTCTTTAATTATAAGAGTCCCTTGAGTTTTCTTGGAAAGACTTGTGACCTTATTTTCAAACATCTGACGAGGGAGGTCTACCAGTTGCTGAATTGGCACATTCAATAAGTTTGCGTCAATTCTTTCAGCAATGCGTTCTTCTGCCATTTCCATCGTAATGTACAAAACGTTCCGTCCTTGGAGCAAGACGGAGCTAGCCACATGGCACATGAATAGAGATTTCCCGACACCCGTACCAGCAAGAGCGATATTAAGAGTTTTGTTAGGGATCCCACCTTTGGTAATTTTGTTAAAGTATTCAAGATCAAATTCGATTTTGTCTTCTTTTCGGTGATAAAACTCATATCGTTCTTCATAGTTTTGTAGGTAATCGTGTCCAATATTATTATCAAAAGATACTGCTAGAGCATCAGAAAGAATACTGGGAATAGCATCCCGATTCTTTTTTTCATTATTACCATCAGCAATATGGATTGACTCCATAAGTGCCAGATAAATCGCACGGTCACGACACCACTTTTCAGTAGTATCAAGTAACCATTGTTTTTCTACAGTAGCATCATTTAGAGATTTGTTAATTTCTCTAACTTCTTTTATCTGCTCTTCTGTTAAATCTGTGCGATTTTCTATTTCAATGCTGAGTGCTTCAATGGTGATTGCCGAACCATACTTAACAATAAATTGGACAATCTCTTCAAAAATGACCTTTTCGGTCTTTTTCTCAAAATAATCTGGTTGTATGAAAGGAATAACTTTGCGTGAGTAGTCTTCATTAAATATTAGGTTTCTGAGAATAGTTGTCTCAATTCGTTCCATAAGAGAATTGTTGTTTCGCGGCAGCA